TATCGGGTAGCGTGTTGTGTGGGTGTTCCCCAAATCAGTTGTAAAAGTGATAAGGACAAAGTCTGAGACCTCGTTCTTGTCTGTCAGGATCTTTTCAATATTTGTTATCTCTACCATTCTAATGCCCCTTAGGCCGCTCTTGCAAATGTCACAGTTACAGTAACTTGAAGAGAATCGCCGTCCCCGACGTTTTTGGCTGCGGATAGCTTTCCTCTTAGAAGCATGTTCCCAGAAGAGGCCGCATCAAAGATCCCTATCTCGTTTATTGCAAGATCCCCTGTGAACGTGAAGGTCTTTACGACCTTGAACTTATAGTCTGCATCATAGCTGCAAGTGCCTGCAGCCCTTGCGCCTCCGTTTGTGGTGATCTCAGTTACAAGCCCTGTCTGGTCGTTTGCCTCGGCCGTTGTCCCGGATCCAAGGGCCACGTACTGCATCTTGTCAGTTGATACGCCACCGACTAGCTTTGCTATCGTCTCAAGCCCCTTGTTTACTACAGTTGCCATTCTTACTCCCCTCGTTGTCAAGTTTTATTATTTCTATTATTTGGCCGTCTTTGTTTCTGTGGACGAGCTCAAGCTCTATCTTTGCCTTAAGCGGAATGTCCATCAGAATCCTATCCTTCCTACCCTTGTGATTTTTTTCATAATCTCATCTGCAATCCTGTCCGGATCGCCCGAACCGTTAATATTGAAGGTGTTGTTTATCACAATCCCTTTTCCCCTTAGCTTTGAGCTGTCCTTGAACGCCAGGATGTTGTCGTCAGGGTGAAACTGTATGACCTCTCCCTTGTTTGTGATCAGGGCATCGTTTACAGATGTGAAGCTGCCACTGCCATCACCATAAAAAGTCTGGCCGTCCGCATCAAAACTGCAGACTTGCCCGGAGCAGGAGTTCCTTGTAACGTTGGATACGGTCGAAGCCCAAGACTCCCCCATGGCTGAAACGGCTGCCGCATTCTCATTTCCTAGGACGTTATACCAGAGAATGCCGGGTGATCCGGAAGGGCCACCAGAATAAGCGCCACTCCTATAGCTTCCCCCGCCCTCGATAGTTGTCCCGGTCCCGTATGTCCTGCACCCGCCACCCCCTCCTCCAGAAGGATTTAGCATCTGCCCGACTTTGCTCATTGCAGAGTTCATGTAGCTAATTGCTGAGCCTGATGCCCTTCCGAGCTTATCCACTTCAGTTCCAGTTTTAGAGGTCTGGTCTTTATAGATCCTTAGGAGATCTGTTGCTGAAAGGACGTTCTGTGTGTTGTTCTCAACTGCCTGCGAATTGTCCTTTTTGCTTTTTTGATTCTCGTTCTCAGTCCTGATGCCCTCGCGTAGCCTCGAAAGCGCATCTGAAGCCGATTCTGATGTTTGTGGGATGGGTGTGGTGTTTTCAACAGGCGGCACTAATTTTCCCCTAGCTGCCGCCTCATAAGGTGTATATGCACCGGCCCGCTCATACTCTACCTGCTTGCCTGCATAATCCCATAGCTGCATTGTGCCGGGAGTTGAGAGATTTAATCCCATTGCCATGATCTTGTCAAGCTTTAGGTCTTTGATAATGGCATTAATCCTAGAAAGCGCATCTTCGATTATCCCAAGGATGTAAGACACCCGATCAAAGCTATCGGCAAGCCTTGTGATCCCCTCTTCTGCAGTAGTCACCCCAGTAAGCTTGATAATGATGTTCGCAAGTGTTTCCCCGAACTCTATCGTGTTTGTGACTAAGTTTCCGAAGGCGTCTACAAGCGGTTGCAGCTTCCCGGAATCAATGAGGCTTGAGATCTTGGCCGCGATTGAGTCCCATGCAGGCGATAGTGATTCGATCAGCTCATCGCCAAACAGTTTTTTTAGATCCTGGATCTGATTCTGGAAGTTGGAATATATGCCGGCAGGGGACTTTGCATATTCAGAGGCTGCGCCCCCAAATGATTTTTCAATCTGTACTGCCAGGTATTCCATCTGTTGTGCCGCCGTCATTGATTTCATCCTAACTGAGTCGAGCTCTACACCTGCCTTGGAAAGAGTGGAGATGTTTCCTTCAAGCGCCGAAGTTATCTGATTGGACGCTGCTTCAAGTGTAATGCCCTTTGCCGCTGCAAAGTCCTCTGCGGCCGATAGTAGTGTTAATGATCTGCTGTAATCCTTTGTTGCACCAAATATGTTGTTGTATGCCCTCCTTAGCGATGCATCGTCAATTGAGGTCATCTCTTCGTGCTGCTCGATAACTTCTTCAATCGCACCTGAATACTTCAGTAGCCCGGTATTCTTGAAGAGGCTCTTTGTCTGAGTCTCAAGCTTTGACTGCTCAACTGCTAGCTCCATTATCTCCTTGGTGACGCTTGATATTGCGCTTACCACTTCCATGGCAAAGTTTGAGGCCATGATCTCTGCTACAGAAACTGCCGAGCTTGCAAGACCTGAAAGGGCGCTTCCTACCTTCGATGTGCCCTTCTCAAGAGTGCCTAGCGCACTATTGACGTTTTTTATGGGGCCGGATGCCCTGTCTTCTGCTGTGACTGTGATTCTAACGTTTTGTTCTGCCATGGAACTCCTTTCTCTTTCTGATCAGTTCCTCCGATTTGATCCTGTTTTCTTCCGGGGTGTCTGACTCGGGATTTTGGTATAATATGTAGCCCCTGACAAGTCTTGCTTTTTCTGTGATCGTAAGCCTTGGTATCTCCCATACTTTGTACCCAAGGCGGTGGAGTATCTGCTCTTCAAGGAGCCTTGCCTTTGTTTTGGGATCTAGGGCGAAAGGATTCCTTGATATCGCTTATCTCGAAGAGCTTCTCAACGGCCCTTGCGATTGCGCCGTCCTTTCCGTACTTTCTGATCTCTTCGGCTGTGATCTTTGGCTCTTGGATGTGGGAGGCAATAATATCATACCCCCTTTCAGGGTCTGTTAGAAGCCTTATTTCACCTTCAGGAAGCGGGGTAAGCTTTACCTCATCGCCCGGGCCAAGTTCAACTGTGATTGATTTCAGTTCGCCCTTCTCATCCCTTTCGTGGAGGAAATAAGATTTGCTTACTAGTGCCATCGGATCACCTTACCAGTTGGTCTTTGCAACTGGCGCCTCCCACAGCACTTCTGAGACTGCCGTTGCGGAGAATCCAAACTTGTAGCTGGTCTTTGTGTCAAGAGGAAACGATGTGGTGTAATCGCCGAATACGCATTTTGAAAGTGTGATCTTTACTGTGTCGGCACTTTCATCAGAGTAAGTTTTGTCAATCACGATATCCTTTGTAGTAAGCGTTTCGGCAATGGTTGTTCGCCCAAGGACAAGCTGCTCTATCTCATTTGCCGTTGAGCTGTCCGGGATGTAGCATGTTATTGAGCCGCTCACTGCATCGAACTTCCCAGAATAGGCTGTCGATGGCGTCCTTGCTGCAAGGCCGTGGCCAACATCAACGGATCTTGCTACTGTGAATTCCAGTTCCGTTATGTATTGTATATCGGATATAGTCCCAATCCCATAAGTAAACTCATGCGGCTTCCATGCAAGAGCATCATCAATTGTTACTGTTGTTGGCACTGTGAAGGGCGCATTTAGATTAATGTCCTTCCCAACTATTTCAACTGTCCCTGAAACTGGATCATTTAATCCCATCTTGAAGGACAGGCTTCTTGCAAAGCACCCAGTTATTTGAGCAAGCTTGTCGTTTGCCCCCTTCATCAAAAATGAGGTCGTGAAGGGTATGGGGTTCCCTGACGGTGTTATGGTCCATGTGTAAGGCGCCCCTTCCTCCAGCGGGTCTGAAGCAGAGATACCGCCAAGCATCAGGGCGAAGGGAAGCGCCCCGTTATAGACAAAATCTATCTTTGCAGATGGTTTGGCCGTGTGATATGAGATTTCTGAAGGGTATGCCATTGCGGCAGGGTTAACGGCCGTGATCTGATTTTCAAGGCTGTATTCATATTCTGAGTCAAGGCCTATTATCTCATCAATAGCTGTAGTCGGGGTAGTTGGATCAACGCCAACGCCCCAAGTAGTTTCCTTTTTTACAAAAACGTCTCCTTTTGTGTAAGCCATAATTTCACCTAAATGTCTCGTACCAGGCAGGGCACGTCTATCTTCATCGCATTAACAGAAACACCGTTCCTCTCAGTTGCGGCCAGATCAAAACTGATGCTCCTGCCGTAAAAAGTTCCAAAATAATCACAAGTCTTGGATCCTGATTTGTTCTTTAGGTCGGGATTTTCCCTGACCGTTCCTATAATCCCAGAAAAGATCGCCCCAATCTTGGAAGCGCTATTGCTCTGCCCCTCAAAGATCACAAATCTTATGTAAAACTCAATCTGCTTGTTAGGGTGGGAAAGGGACACCGAATCAATGTTTCCTGCGACCATCTCGATGGCAACTTCCGGGCTATGGACTAGAGAAGATAGCTTTGTGGGCCTTGTCCAGGTCTTTACGTCAGAAAGTGCAGTTGCAGCGGAAAAGATCCTTTCAACGTTTTCTAGGAAGCTGATGGGCTCAAAGCTCACCCCAAACACCCCCTCAGCTTCTTTGGCAGGTGCTCTAGGATCAGCTCCATCCTAATCTCGGCATCCTTTCTTGCGATTGATTCTTCTGAAAGAGTGTCATTTTCAAAGACCACTGAAGCGTGAGTTATTTTTGTGGCTCCAGTCTTTTCCATTAGCTTTAGCTCTGATTCATACAGCTTGTTTAGCGAGTAAAGCGTTGCAAACTCTGATGCAAGGACGGCCTCTCTTGTGCCGGTGGCATAGCCGTATGTCAAGGACACCTTTGCCTTTGATTTTCCTATATCCCAAGAGCCCGCCTCAGAGCTTGATAAGAGGATGATTCTATCATAGTCTATTGATACACTTTCTGGCGTTATGCTAGTCCCGTTTATCTCAAGGGCGTCAACCGATACTATGGGTGCATACCGCCTTAGGTAAAGCCCGTTTGAGCCAAAGAGGGAATCTCCGTAATCAGCTGTGGAAAAAAGATCCCTTTCCCTTATGTCAATTGATTGTTCAATGACAGAAGCCTCCCTGAAAATAAGCCCTGTAAGCGACTCTATCAATGCGTCAGCCTCATCCAGCCACGAGTTTCTTATCTCGTCTGCTGAAATGTGGGATACTTCAGAGATCTTTTTTGGATTTGAATAGTTCCCATATCCGATGAAATACGGGGAGGACTTTATGTCGGCAGGGTATTCTCTTGAAATCTCGTTTAGCTCAGATGCTGGAGTGGTGCTGTCAGCTATCAGTGTTGCCGTTACACCTGCAATCAGATTAAGATCCCCTGAAAGATCTCCAATTGAGGCATCTGAGAGGTCAAAGGAAGACTCTTCTTCAATATTCAACGTTAGAGTAGAGCCCTCAATCCAAAGAGTAGCCTCAGACTCCCCCGAGTAGATTATAGAAAGCGCATCCACGTTAAGCCCCCGCAAGCCACAGGATTATTGAGATTATCGAGAAGATTATCCCGCCGCCAACAGCAAACTCGATTATTGTTATCGCCCCAGACGCTTTGTCCTGCCATGTCTCTAACGAGCTTAGCCGCTCCTCATGGGCCTTATAGGATTCGCACTGGTCGTTTAGCTTTTTCTTTATCCATGAGAGGTCTGTTTTTATCTCTATCAGGATGTCGTGATCGGCGGGGTCCATGCTGCACCTCTAGTAGCCGATGGCTCTCCAGATGCCGTCAGCGTCTGCTGTGGTGACTATGGTAACAGCTCTGCCGCTACACGGGAAAGATTCATTTATTGCTGCTGCATCGGCCACGGCAGCGCTTCCTGTGAATTCAATCGATATGGACTCGCATATGACAAGCCCTGTATCGATGTCCCCTCCCGTATCTGAGCCGCCGTTGGTAAATGTCCCCCATGTAGTGGCCTTGTCCCCGCTCTTTCCGTAACCCTTGATCTCAGATGAAAATGCCATCACTTCACCTTCCTATCCTTTTTGATGTTGCCTAGCTCGATGTCATCTATCACGGTAAATCCGCCCTTTTCCCTGAAGCTCTTGAGGTCGTCTTCAAGCCTTACCTCTGAGACCTTGTCCCTCCCGGTGAACTGGTAGACTATGCCGGTCTTTCCCTGGACGGTGTAGTAGGTCTCGGGCCCGTCGTATCTTACTTTAGCCATGAAATCGCCTGAAATAAAATAGGGCCTATTTAAGACCCCTGACCTTTCCCTGGGCTTTGAAGCGGTCGCACCAGATCTCACCTATCCAGGAGAACACACCCTCAGTTCCGAACTTGTCCTGAATGAAAGGATCTGAAGTCTCAACGTAAGTTATCGGTTTTAGGACTTCAAGAGAGATGTGGTCCAGATCCAGGACGTAGATCCTTGATATGGTGTCCTTTGGGACGTTGTTGCTCCTTAGAATTGGGATGCCGTCAAAAGTTGCAACAGGTACGCCTGCCTCCTTTCCCCTGACCTTTATCCCGTTCACAGTGAACTCGATGTAGGCGTCAGGTGTGTAGACTTCCTTTGGCCTCTCAAGCTGCGCTATACGCTTGGCGGTGTCATACCCTGTGAGGATGGCCTTGTTCTTCCTGCCTCCCCCGTCCCAGTAGGGCTCGCATTCTGCTATGACGTCATCAATCATGGATAGCGTTAGCGTCCTATCGGTCTCTGTCCCGGATGATCCGCCATGCGAAACGTTTGCATCAGTCCAGCTTGCGGCTGCGTCCCTGTCAAGGCCGTAGACATCCCCTTCGTTTGTTGTAAGCTCAGTCTCACTAACCTCAGAGTATGAGGAGATTAGCCTGTCAAGAGGTGTAACTATGCTCCCGTCAGTTGCAGCACCGTCCGCATCTGCAAGGATGTTCCTGTTTAGGGTGTTCCTGAACTCATCTGCGGTGTAGGAAACAACATCCGCCCACTTTATCGTGTCGTCCTTCTGCTCTAGCAGCCTCTCCATCTCAGATATGTTTGTGGCCCTTGCGACTGTGTGTGGGGTGACAGTTATCTCTGAAAATGTGGGCTTCTTTGTCTCTGGTATCCCGCCGTCCTCTGTTATGTGCCCGCCAACTGTAACGCCTGCTGCTGTTAGTGCCCTGTAGCCTGACTTTGCCCATGGCCTTTTTGGAAGCAGAGCAAATGCGTTTGATTCTGTGACAATCTGCGAATAAAGGGTCGCGCCGAAAAGGACGTTTCTTACCGCAGTTGTGGATGTTAAGACTGGGGCATCGGCCTTATTTAGCTCGATCTCCTCTGCTATGTCGCTTGCCCTTGCGTACTTCTGGAATACATTTGGATCGACCCCTGATCTTTTCAGCGGCTGCCAGTAGTAGTAGTCCAGCATGTCCTCGTAGCTCTTGAAAAATGGTGCTGTCATCATATCCTCTTCTCTGACAGTATTGAAACTATGTCGCCAGAAGTCATCTGTTTTTCAGAAACGCCCTCTGACTTCTGCACCGGCCTAAACTCCGAGAGGATCTCTTTTTTGATC